CTCTGTCAACCGCGCCGTAAACCGCGCTGTCAACCGCGCTGTTAACCGCTCTGCCAACCGCGCTGTAAACCGCGTTGTCAACCGCTCTGTCAACCGCGCCGTAAACCGCGCTGTCAACCGCGCTGTTAACCGCTCTGCCAACCGCGCCGTGAACCGCGTTGTCAACCGCTCTGCCAACCGCGCCGTAAACCGCGTTGTCAACCGCGCTGTTAACCGCTCTGCCAACCGCGCTGTAAACCGCGTTGTCAACCGCTCTTTCAACCGCGCTGTAAACCGCGTTGTCAACCGCTCTTTCAACCGCGCTGTAAACCGCGTTGTCAACCGCGTCTTTTTTCGGTTTCACTTTCCCATTTCGGATATAGGCATAAAGAACGGCACTCATTGCACCGCTTAGAGGACACGGAATCCAGATAACTTTAGGTTCTTTCAGTTTTGCCAAGCCATATAGACCGCGAATAGCCTTTTCTGACTTCTCCCGATTAGCTGGTTCAGTGGAAAGGCCGATCTTGATCCATTTATCCACGAACTCGGGAAACCGAGCTTCTTGCTTTTTCGTGAGTTTCATTATTTTGGTGGTTTGGGTCATGGCTTCCCCCTCATCGGCACAGGAAGCCGGTTGCTGGCGACTTGCGTGGCGGCATCGAAAGCACGGTGATCGTACTCATAGACCACGGTAATGCGAGGATTGCCTATATAAAACCCGTCACTTTTGAGGGCGCAGTTACAGGCAAAAGCCAGTACGATGGCGAATGCCGGGGGCATTGTGATCCAGAGGCATTTGTTGAGGAATTTACGCATAGGGTGTCCTTTTGCTGTTGGGGTTAAGCGCCAACTCCGAATTGGCTGTTATCCTCGAAAATCTCGTCGGCGCACTCATCGCAAACTATTTTTCCACTGATCTCGAAGGCTTCAATGTTTGGGCTAAATTCATCCTCGCCGCATGTTTCACAACATCCGGTTTTATCGGCATACTGCTCGGCCAAGTCTTTGATGGCGCGTTTTTCGGTTGAACCTCGGCCCAGTGGATCGCCCGGCTCGTATCCGTCCTTTGTTGCTTCCCAGTCCAAATCCCTAATAGATATAGGTGGAAATACACATTCGGTTTTGATGATCGCTGTTTTGGTGGTTTGTGTTGTCATGACTTAGTTACCCCCGTGTTGTGAAGGACGCCTTCGGCCTGTAAAATTCCCAACGCCCTGACGATGTAAATCTCCACCATCGGATCATGGATAAGATGCGGAACCATGTGCATCCCGGCCTCAACCACGTTGATTTTGTTTTCCTCCCAGTAGGACAAAACTTTATCATCGGTGTCATGGAACTCTTTGCCAAAGTCGTACAGCCTTCCGATGAACACTCGCGCCTCTGGCGTAAGTTTCCAGCAAGCATCTTTGAATGCCTCTTTTCCTTTTGCTGTTGCTCTACGGTGAGCGCCTTCCGAAAGATCGAGTATCCTAATTGCCTCTTTGATTAGCCGCTGTTCCTCAGTTGGTTCGGGCTGAGACTCTTGCTTACTGCAAGCCTGAGCCGCGTGTTTTTCTTCTATATCCATTTTCATGCTCCTGCTCCGAATTGGCTGTTATCCTCGAAAATCTCGTCGGCGCACTCATCGCAAACTATTTTTCCACTGATCTCGAATGCCTCTATGTTGGGTGAAATATTCTCTTCACCGCATGTGTGACATCCTTTTTGGGTTGGCAACATTCATTGCACCATGAGAGGTTGTCTTGAGATGCCTATTATATACTAAGCCGGTAAGCAGTCAAGTGATAATTCGGGTATATAGAGTAATTATATTGCTTATTTCTCTGTTGCGTGCTCGATAAGGATAACATATTACTAACCCATGAGTGAAGTTACAGAATATCTTAAGGAAATAGGCCGCAAAGGCGGAAATGCGCGAAGTCAATCCCTTTCTTCGGAAAGAAAGGCTTCAATTGCGCGGAATGCTGCTGATATTAGATGGGCAGATGAAAGACGCAAAAAGCGTCTGGAAGACAAAGTTAAACATAGGGACGATGATTAAATGCCTAGCGTCCGGCCTGAAGATTATAGAAAGGGCATGTTAACCCCCCAGCAACAAAGATTTGCGGATGAATATCTAATTGATAGCAATGCTACGCAGGCGGCTATCCGCGCCGGGTATAATAAAAACTCTGCCTGCGCTCAAGGGTACAAACTGCTAATAAAGCCTCAAATAAAGGCTTATATAGATAAAAAGAAACAAACCATTGCGGATAAGTTGGGACTAGATGCGGAATATGTTTTAAGGGGACTGAAAATAACAGCGGAGAACACTATTCCCAAGCGCCACGAACCTAATCCTGCCGCTGCACTTAAGTCATTTGAGTTATTGGGAAAGCACTTGAATATGTTTGAGGAAGATGATAAGAGGGGTTCCCAGACTTTCACAGTCAATATCCTCAAATTCTAGGAGCTTCCATGGCTAAAAATTCCCATAAAAAAGAATTTAATGTTGAGAACAAAGGGAATAAGGGGGCTTTAAATACTCAAGATAAAACATATCGTGGAAAATATATTGAAGTGGGATCAACCAAAGGAATGCATGGCAAAGCTAAAGGTGGTCATCCAACCAAGCGTGCAGAGGAGATGTGTTAATGGATTACGTATGGTCTCATCGTAAGTAAGTTAAGGGAAGATAGAATTCTTGTCCCAACACTCAGGACACCAGATGTCAAAATTAACAAGTAAGAAACGGGATAACCTTAAGAAGTCTACATTCGCTTTACCCTCTGAGCGTAAATATCCCATCCCCGATAAATCCCATGCAGCGAATGCAAAGGCTAGAGCAACCCAACAATACAACAAGGGTAATCTAAGCGCAGGAGCTTTGGCGGAGATTAGAGCGAAGGCTAATAAAAAATTAGGGAAGAAATAAATTTGAGTGTCCTTCGATATCCCCTACAATTGGAAACCTAGAGAATACCAACTTGAGCTTTGGCGATACCTTCAATCTGGCGGAAAGCGGGCTATGGCGACATGGCATCGTCGAAGCGGAAAGGACGAGGTTGCCTTGCATTGGGCTGCGGTGGCCGCTTGCACACGTGCTGCCACGTATTGGCATATGCTACCAGAAGCCGCCCAAGCGCGTAAAGCCATCTGGAATGCGGTTAATCCCCATTCCGGCAAACGACGGATAGATGAAGCCTTTCCTGAGGACATTCGCAAGTCAACGAATGAACAGGAGATGTTCATCAAGTTCAAGAACGGTAGCACATGGCAGGTGGTGGGATCGGATAACTATAACAGTCTCGTGGGTTCGCCGCCGGCTGGCGTGGTGTTCTCTGAATGGGCAATCGCTAATCCTTTATCATGGGGATATCTCAGACCGATCTTTGCAGAGAATGACGGATGGGCCGTGTTTATCACTACTCCGCGTGGCCGCAATCATGCAGCGGCTATGTTCGAATCAGCCCAAAATTCGGATGATTGGTTTTGCCAAAGACTAACAGCCGATCAAACTGGAGTATTCAGCCCAGAGCAGCTTGCCAGAGAAAAGCGCGAATTAACGGCTGAACACGGAGAGAGTATTGGCAACTCACTCTTTAGGCAGGAATATTATTGCTCTTTTGATAGTGCGGTACTTGGAGCGGTTTATGGTGAATGGATGGAGAGGGCCGAGGCACAAGGAAGACTTACAACGAATATTTACGATCCAGAACTGCCAGTAGAGACCGCATGGGATTTGGGGTATGATGACGCCACAAGCATTTGGTTCTTCCAAAGGACGTTTAACGAAGCTCGCTTGATAGATTGTTATGAAAATAGCCAGTGTGACATTGAGCATTACTGCAATGTACTTCATTCCAAGCCTTACATTTACAAAGAGAACGGACATTATGTTCCGCATGATGCAGTTAACAAGCTTTTAGCTGCGGGAGGGAGATCAATCGTCCAACAGGCCCACGCTCTTGGAATAAAGATGCGGGTTGTAGCCGCTACCAGCCAACAGAATAGCATATCTGCGGCACGAAAGGTTCTTGATATGGCTTGGTTCGATAAGGATGCATGCAAATCTGGCATCAATGCTTTGCGCCAATATCACTATGACTATGACGAAGATAACAAGATATTCAAAGCAAAACCCAAACATGATTGGTCCTCACATTATTGCGACGCCTTTGAAATAATTGGACAAGTATACGCAAGTATTGTAAAAGACCAGACCAAGGAAAAACCCAGGTTTTTACATGAAATTACTGCGAATGAGCTGTTTTTTCCTGAAAATATGGGGGTAAACTACAGAGAACGGATATAATGGCAAGTCTGGGTTCTTCCGTTACTACCGAAGCTAATGAGGATGGCCTTGCAGCTGCTTTGGGTGAAGCGCGTAAGGTTAAGCGGTGGGTGCAGGAAATAAGGTTTTATGAAAGCAAAAGCAAGCAATGGGAAGAAAAGGGCAAAAAGATACTCAGGCGGTTCAAGGACGACCGCAGCCCCCGAGAACAAAAAGTTCCTCGCTTTAACATTCTCTGGTCTGTTGTTGAAAGCGCCCGTCCCGCCCTGTTCGGACAAAACCCCAAACCTGATATTGAGAGACGCTTTCGCGACAAAGACGATCTGGGCCGCATAAGTTCAATGGTGCTGGAGCGTTCGATTACTTATTTTATCACTGAAAGCTTTGGGGATGCCGTAAGACAGGCAGTCACAGATAGGCTTTTGCCGGGCAGAGGTCTTGTGTGGGCCAGATATGAGCCGCATTTTCACGATAAGACGGAGAATGAGAATGAAGAAGTCGCTGACGAAGGCGAAGAAATCACCGATAATATTGAAGATGATGAAGGAAATGCTGGAAAAAAAGCCGATCCTCACACCGACGCAGGAGATGCTGGAGGCGAGGATATTGAAAACGAAGTAATTTGCTGGGATTATGTGCATTGGCAGGACTTTGGACACTGTTTCGGCCGCACATGGGATGAAGTTCCGGCTTGCTGGCGGAAAGTCTATTTAACCCGCGATGAGCTCAAAGAGCGATTTGGAGAGGAAATTGGTGGGGATATTACTCTCGATTATTCCCCTCACGATTTAAAGGATAACAAATATGATGAAGTTGAGAAAAAGGCCACTATTTATGAGATTTGGGACAAAGAAGATAAAAAGGTCTTATGGGTTCACAAGGATTATCAGCATGGGCCTTTGGATGAGCAGAACGACCCTCTCCAGCTAGAGGATTTCTGGCCGTTCCCCAAGCCCCTCTATGCTACGCTTGCCAATGACGATATGATCCCTGTCCCTGATTACATCGAATGGCAAGACCAAGCCAGCGAACTGGATGAGATTACCAGCCGTATAGGGGCTATTACGCGGGCTGTTAAAGTAGCTGGCGTCTATGACGCTTCTGCACCCGGTATAGGGCGATTATTGGCCGAGGGAGTGGAAAACCAGCTTATTCCCGTCGAACAATGGGCTATTTTTGCTGAAAAGGGTGGGTTAAAGAGCGTGATGGCTCTTTTACCAATGGAGGAAATTCTTCAAACATTGCTTGGGCTTTACGAGGCACGTGAGAAAGTAAAGCAGGATTTATATGAGATTAGCGGGTCCGCCGACATTATGCGTGGCCAGTCTGATCCTGACGAGACGGCTACAGCACAGAATATCAAAAGCAATTTCGGCACAATGCGCCTTAACGATAAGCAGGAGCAAGTAAGGCGGTTTTGCAGGGATTTGGTTAAGATTGGCACCGAGATTATTGCCAATCATTTCAGCATAGAAACCATCAAGAAGATTTGCGGTGTGCAGTTGTTAACTGAGGCCGAGAAGCAATTAGTACAGTTCAGAATGAAAACCTTGCAGCAATTCGCGCAAATGCAGAAACAGCAGCCTCAGCAACATGGAATGCCGCCCGCCCAACCACCTCAGCTTCCGCCACTGCCCGACTGGCTCCAGAAATGTGATCAAGAGGACATGGACGAATTAATGGAGAATCCTACATGGGAAGAGATTGAAAAGCTCCTGCGCGATGAGATTACGCTAAGCTACAAGATCGACATTGAAACCGATAGTACGCTCAAGGTAGATCAGGAGGCTGACAAGGCTGCCCGGGTTGAATTCCTTGAGGCCGCTGGTAAGTTTATCCAAGCTGCACAATCCGTGCAGAATCCTGACCTTGCGCCATTGCTTGGTAAAATGCTGGAATTTGGCATTCGCGGCTTTAAGGTGGGTAAAGAACTTGAGACAGCGTTTGAAGTTGCAATTCATAAACTTGAAAAGGATGCCGACGGTCCCCCGAAGCCGAATCCTGAGATGATGAAAATTCAGGGAGAACAACAATTAGGGCAGGCACGATTACAGGCAGACCTAGCAATTGAAAAACAGAAATCGGATGATGAACAGAAGAGACTGACCATGCAGGCTCAAGTGGATGCCAATCAAGGAAAGGTCGATGCCGAGGTTGAGAAATTTAAAATCCAGCTACAGGGTCAACTTGATATGGCTAAGGCAAAACTTGAGAGTGAGACTAAAATTATTGTTGCCAAGATTTCGGCCGGGGCTAAGGCAGTTGCCGAAGGCGGTAACGATCCATCAATTCCTGCAAGCACTGGCGATATTCTTGGACCCAATCTGAATGATTTAATGACGACTGTTATATCTGAATTGAGAAATACACTTCAGGGTATTCAACAATCGCATCAAGGCATGATGAATGCTCATCAAAATCTGACACAGGCGATAGCGCGCCCTAAACAGATCATGCGCGATGAAAATGGAAATATAGTAGGGGTGCATTAGATGGCGATCTCCCTTATAGCATCAACGAGCGCCGCTAGTACAAATTCGGCAACTGTTACGAGTCCGGCAATCAACACGACTGGCGCAACACTAATCGTGGTAATTTCCGCTGCTCAGAACTCATCATTAACTATTACCGATAGTGTTGGCAATACATGGTCAAATCTTACGCAAGTTTCTTCTAATGGATATCAGCAGATATATTATGTAGTAAATCCAACAACAAGCGCTTCGCATACATTTTCCAATTCGACTTCATCATATAACCCAACAATATGCATTATGGCATTTTCTGGCACTGCCACATCCTCTGCCTTTGATCAACAAAATACAGGAACGCAAAATTATGGAAACACGGTTCAGCCGGGTAGTGTTACTCCATCGGTAAACAATGAGGTTGTTATAACGGGAATGAGTGCCGTAAATGCCGTGGGGACAGTTACGATTAATGGCAGTTATAGTGCGCCGATCGGACAAGCATTTAATTCAGGAGGATCATTTAACATAGCTGCTTATATGTCTTATTTGGTGCAAACCTCTGCAACGGCAACTAACCCTACATGGAGTTTTACAACAACAGATGGTGCTCAAGCATCGATAGCCACTTTTAAAGCTCCGTCAGCAAGTGGCACAATCATCCCTCTCCCATGGATGAATACAACAGGAGGAATGCAGGATATGACGGGAGGAATGCATGGCTAAATTATCTATTCTCGCTGGGGCGACATCTCAAACTATTAATATTTTTATCCAGAATAGTTCTGTGACAACTGGCGCAGGATTAACCGGTCTTGCATATAATTCTGGAAGCCTTACGGCATATTATACATTTCCTAAAACAAGTCCCGTAGCAATTAGTCTTGTTACACAAACCGCCACCGGAGCTTATAGTTCTGGTGGTTTTGTTGAGATTGACAGTACTAATAACAAGGGTCTTTATCGACTTGATATTCCCAATGCTGCTATAGCTTCGGGTAATGGGCGTTTTGTAACCATACTTCTTCAGGGGGCTACAAATATGGTCCCCTGCGTTTTGGAAATTGAGCTTACTGCAATCGATAATCAATCAGTAGCCTTTGGCTTGAGCATCGCTAAAACAACGAATATCACAGGATTTAACGATATTGCAGCATCGGCGATTGTTTCGAGTGGTGCAATTACAACTTCCGGTGGCGCGGTATCGACTGTCACCAATCTCACGAATGCACCAACAGCCGGTGACTTCACGGCAACGATGAAAACCAGCCTGAATTCTTCAACTCCCGCGAGTGTTACAACGGTTACGGGCAATGTTAATGGTTCGGTCAATTCTGTCACAACAGGCGTGACGGTCACGACAAATAACGACAAAACCGGCTATAGTTTAACTCAGGCATTTCCATCCAATTTTAGTTCTCTTGCCATTACAGCAGGGGGTGCGGCAAAGATCGATGGAACGAGTGCCTTGACGGAAAGCTATGCTGCGCAGGGAGCCGCTCTCACCTTGGCGCAAGCCCTGTATGGCATTAATCAATTCTTGGGTCAGCATAGTACTTCAAGCACGACATGGATTGTCAAGAAACGGGACGGCACTACAACGGCTAAAACATATACTCTTGATAGTGCCAGTGCTCCTACTTCAATAACTGAAGCGACCTAATGTCTATCGCATCTATCACAACCTTTGGGTTCGGTTCGTTTAGTACCATAAATCTGGCGGTTTCTTTGGGGTATGCCTCGGGTGTTTCAACCGCTGATACCCATGACGGTGGATCGAAAAAACGTAAATATTATTCTTTAAAAGAAATATCTAAACTAAATCAAAGACTTGAACGAATTGAACGTGATAAACTTGCCTCGCGGCAGGCGCTTCGCAGTCAGATAGAAAAGCTTGTCAGAAACGAGCCTATAGCGGAAATAATCCAAGAAGTAGCTTTGCCTAAAAATATAGAAGTAAAGCACCGTGAAGACATTCTTCCAATTCTTCAAAAGAGGCTTTCCAAGCTAGAGGCCTCTTTACCTGCTTTATATGAAGAAATGAGACAGGCCGCTATAGAGGCTCGGCGCTTGCGGGATGAAGACGACATGAAAGCTATATTGCTCGCTCTTGAATATCCATACCAACAAAAAAGGGTGCATTAATGAGTTTGCCAATATGGACAGCGGCGCTAGCCCGTGTTAAGGCAGGTACAGGCAATGCTCGCGTTGTTTGTGTAGGAGACAGCACAACTTTCGGTTATGGTTCGACAGCCGGAGGTAATATCCCCCCCTTTGCATGGCCTAAGCTTGTTTCAGATTTATTCAATAATGCAGGAATTAATTCTCAATGGAATAGCTGGATGGGGGTGGGAACCAGTGGTGGCGGTTTTGTCGGTTATCAATATTTTGATACCCGACTGACGTTTGGAAGTGCATGGGCAAATGCGGCGTACCCTACATTTTCAGTTGGTGGATATCCCATGTCGGCCACCACGAATACAAATGCAATTTCATTTTTACCTACTGTGAATGTCGATACATTCAATGTCTTTTATGTTCAAGACACCGCCGGAGGGCTTAACCCCGGGTCGTTTACGATGAACATCAACGGCGGTTCAAATACCACCGTCAATACACAGGGAGCTTCAAAAGTCAGCAACGCAACAATCACCGGCACTCTCGGTTCAAATACACTTAATATCAATTGGAGTACGGGAGGGGGTGTATATATCGTCGGCGCGGAAGCCTATGATAGCTCTAAATCATGGGTATCGATGATTAACTGTGGATGGACGGGATCATCTTCAAAAACGTGGACGGCTGATGGTGATCTTTCAAATAATTATAGCCCATGCAATGGATTGGCTTATATGGGGCAAGCCCTAACAATTATCGACCTTGGTATTAATGACTGGAATAATAGTATTGGAACCACTAATTATTCAACATATATGCAGGATTTAATTACGGCGGCGCTTGCATCGGGTGGCGATGTTTTGCTTGTTAAACCAAGCCCCACAAACCCAAGCGGCGGTATTAGTATTCCTGTACAACAAAGTTATTTAGCGGTGATTGATACTTTAGCGGCCTCAAATAACCTAGCGGTGTGCGACGTTTATGATGCTTTCGGCAGTTGGGCAACAGCAAATTCTAATGGTTATATGTTCGATAGCCTTCACCCCAATGAATCAGGATACAGTGCCGTATATGCTCCAACTGTCTTTAATTCTATCAATCTTTTTCAAAGTATTTCTGCTCCCTCTATTCCCGTTTATCCTCCAAAAGGATTTGTTCCTTCTCTTCCCCTTAACGCACAGCCACTTGCCCAAGTGGGTGCCACCCCTCTTGAGAGGATTTACCAGAGAATATTCATAAACACTTTAATACTTAAGCAGCTTGCGTCAATTACTGATGAGGATTACACTTTTATTGGACATTGATATTTTACACTTGCGCTTTTTAAATAAAAGGATAGTATTCAGAAAATAATTACTTGGGTCTTAAATGCCTGTAACTCCCGATACAGAACCTCTTGCGCAAGTTGGCTCAAGTCCTCTTGAGAGGATTTACCAACAACTGGTAATTCAAACTTATATTTTAAAGCAAATTGCCGGAATTACCGATGAGGATTACACCTTTTTTACTCAACCAACCAACATGCAAATTAATCCCAACTTCTCTGAACTTCTCTAACCAAAGGATATCTTATGTTGATCGGCGCACAAACCGGAACCGGAAACCTTAAAACCGCCGATGGCGTATCGAATAACCCCGTCCGCCAAGGCAATCAAAATCAATTGATTGTTGATGAGTTGCACGGGCAGGGATATGAAGCTGCTTATCGTGGCACAATGTTTACTCTTGCCAATCAGGCGGCCGTAACGACCACGGCGGGTCTGGCGACTACCTTTACCGGCTTGGCGGTAGCCAACCCCTCAAATTCCGGAGTTAATCTTGTTATGCGCCGGTTTGCCGTTGGTCAGGTGGCTGTCGCAGTTGCAAGTTCTGTGGGTATTATGGCGGGATCGGGCGCTGCCGCAGGCTCTCTTGTTCCCCAAAATTGCTTGATCGGTGGGCCTGTTTCAAAGGCCACCGGGAGCGCCAGCGCAACAATTGCTACTCCTATCCTTCTTGCAACTTATGGAAGCGTCGGTTCTCTTGCCACAACTGGTTATGGGTTACAGCCCGGTATCGTTGTCGATCTTTATGGGTCGATTATCGTGCCTCCCGGTCAGTATGTGGCTTCTTACACTACCGCTGCCTGTACTTCAGCATTTGTGTTTTCGTTCCAGTGGGAAGAAGTGCCGATCTAATGTCTCTTGTTACGCCGTTAAGAGAATTGAATAAGGAACAAAGAGCGCAAGCTTTTGTCCTTTATGAAGAAAAGTTTAGAAAGATTGCCGAAGAAAACAGCAAGTTTAAGCCTAAGCCCATTAAATCATCGCCGTATGTGATTGGGGATGATTTGCCGGGCGGAATACACGGTATGGTTTCTCATGCTGATGGCAAGAAATACGACAGCAAGAGCAAATATCTTGCTGAAGTAAAAGCCCGCAGATGTAGTGTGGTTGGGAATGAATGGAACAACGCGGAATATAAGACCCCTATGGAACGGGGAGTTAAGGGCGATTTTAACGTAAGGCCGCAGCTTAAAGAAGCGGTTCAAAAGGTTTTGGGATGACAACGGGTGAAGAAATTCAAGCACAAGAAGAAAACCTTGAGAACGCACTTGTTCCCGAGGCCTCAGTCGTTGCTGAGCCGGTTTCTATTCGAGAAAATCTCGCCACTGCTCTTGAAACTGTTAAGGCCAAGCAGGCCGAAGAAACTCCAAAAACTGGGCGTGAAAGAGACGAAGTTGGGAAATTCACAAAAGAGCCTAAAGAAAAAAAGACCGTTTCACGTGAAACGACAGAAGTAACTCTTCCTGAAATCAAGATGCCAAAATCCTTTCCGGCTGATAAAGCCAAGGATTTTGCTGCTTTACCCAGACCAATTCAGGAACTCCTCGCCAAGCGCGAGGATGATTATCATAAAGAACTTACCAAACATGACGAAGAAAGGAATTTTGGACGACAGGTTCAGGCCCTCGCAAATCCTTATCTTCCACTTATTAAGGCCGAAGGCGGAGAAATTGTCAAAGCCTTCGAGCAATACCTGAACACTGCCTATGTTCTGAGGACGAAAAGCCCTCAGGAGAAAGGCCAGTTAATCCTTAAGTTGGCTCAGGAATATGGGGCCGATCTTAGGGGTGCTTCGCAGACGCAGCCTCAGGCCCATCCTGCCCTTCAACAGATGCAGCAGGAAATTGCTGCTCTAAAAGGACAGATTGAGCAAGAGAAGGCGTTTAAAAAGCAGCAGGAGGATAGTGCAATAAAGTCGCAAATCGATGCGTTCGCTGCAAACCCCAAGAATGTTCACTTCGAAGCAGTAAAAGCCCATATGGCTGCGTTACTGCGCGGAGGAGCGGCTAAGGATTTGGAAGATGCATACGATCAAGCGGTTCATGCCAATCCTCATACACGCTCCACTCTCCTTCAACAGACTAATGTTGATGAGCAGCGGGTAGCCGAAAAGAAGGCAAAAGCTGAAGCGGCTAAAAGGGCTGGTTCCTCTCTTCGAGGTGCGCCGGGTATCGCGGCAACCAAGAATGGAAGAATTGTGCAGCCCGACCTTCGTTCCGAACTGAAAGCCCAATTTGCGGCTTTTAGGGATGGCTAACCCATGACTCTAGGAGATAAACCAAATGGCTCTAGTTAATCCGTCTTCGACGTTGACGGAAATCGTAACCACAACGCTGCGTAACCGTACCGGCGTATTGGCCGATAACGTCACTAAAAATAATGCTTTGCTTAACCGCCTGAAGAAAAAGGGCAAGGTTAAGATGGTATCCGGGGGACGTACAATCGTACAGGAACTCGAATACGCTGAAAACGGCACCTATAAGCGTTATTCGGGCTATGAAGTCCTGAATATCAGTCCTTCGGACGTGTTTACGGGTGCTGAGTTCAATTATGCCCAAAGCGCGGTAGCTGTTTCTATCTCCGGTCTGGAAATGATCCAGAACTCAGGTGAAGAAGCGATCATCGACCTTCTCGAAGGCCGTATTGCCAACGCTGAAAAGACCATGGCAAATAACACTTCTCTGGATTGTTATTCGGATGGTACAGCGGATGGCGGACGCCAAATCGGTGGTCTACAGGCTCTTGTTGCCGCGACGAACACCAATACAGTGGGTGGTATTAATGCCGGTACTTATACCTTCTGGCAGAATACCGCTTTCTCTTCCGCGACTACTGGTGGCGCGGCAGCTTCTGCTGGTAACATCTTGGACTATATGGATCGGGTATGGGTCCAGCAGGTCCGTGGTGCCGATGCTCCTGACTTGATTATTGCTGATAATAACTATTGGAAGTTCTATTTGCAGAGCTTGCAGGCTATTCAGCGGATCAATTCCAATGAAGAGGGCGCAGCAGGTTTCCAGTCGCTTAAATATATGACAAGCGATGTTATACTTGACGGTGGTGTGGGGGGTGGTGCGCCGACGAACACGATGTATTTCCTTAATACGGATTACATTTACTTCCGTCCTGCTACGGGTCGTTTCTTTGAGCCGCTTGGCGATGAACGCTTTGCGGTCAATCAGGACGCAATGGTTAAACTAATCGGATTTGCTGGTAACATGACGGTTGCAAACCGTCGTTTACAAGCCGTCCTTGGCGCTTAAGGGGGGGTCACTATGGCTTATACAAACGCAGACAATAAAATCGGTGTACCCGATGTTTCGGTGGTTTCGACTTCTGGAACCCTCGGTGCTCCGTGGGTAAGCACAACGAACGTTCTTCCGAGCGTATCTGTTGAGGTTAAACCCGGTACTATGATGACAGCTCAGGACAATACGCTTGGCGAAGCCACGTTTATTCTTCTCGCTGTTCCTGTAAGCACAACTATTACGGTTGGCCTGTTATACCAATGGGATAAGAACTATACAGTAGTTTTGGTTCCGGTGGCTGGAACATCTAAAAATACGGGTGTTGCTGTTGCTTTGGCATATACCGCTGTAACCTCGAATGCTAACTCTGTGCAATATGCATGGTTTTTGGTTCGCGGTCAGGCTGCTACGCTTAAAACAGCCGTAGCCGCTTCTCCCCAGAGTGCGGTTTATATCTCTGCGACAGCAGGGCGTGTTAAATTCGTATCTTCGACGGGCCAGCAGATTCTCGGTGCACGCACTCAGAATACGGCTACGATTTCCGCCGGGGCTTCGACGGTAAACGTCTATTACAATTTTTCGGCCCTCGAAGGCGCGTAAAACTTGTAAGATAGTAGAGAAGAGGGTAGGAAGTGTATGCTTCCTATCCTTTTTCTATGGGTCAAATGCTTCATTTCGTTTGTGTTCAAGCCCATAATTATTGTGAACGCGGTAAAGAATACACCGAAAAACTCTATGAGATGGTTGGCAGAAACCTTGCTAAAGGGGTGGAGGCCTCGTTCGTGTGTTTTACCGATGACGAGGAGCCTTATCATGAAGGTATTACAAAACGCCCACTGCATGGTAAATTAAAGGGATGGTGGAATATACCCTATGTTTTTAAAGACGGGCATTTTGATGATGATGATCAGATTGTGTTTATGGGTCTTGATACCTGTATTGTGGGGCCTTTGGATGATATCATTACTTATAAAGGTGATTTTGCTCTCTTGAGAGATATATATCATCCGGATAGATGGCAGAATTCGGTGATGATGTGGAGAGCAAATACCACCAATGATATATGGGAATTATTCGAAAACATGGGCTTTCCTGATGATTTACCGAGAGGCGATCAGGAGCTAATAGAGATTGCGCGTAAAGATAAAAAACCTGATATTTTAAACGATCTATTTCCGGGACAGTTTGCAAGCTTTAAGGTTCAGGCCAGTTTAGGTATCCCGATGGGGACAAGCATTGTTTACTTTCATGGTCATCCAAGGCCCCATGAGGTTATAGGAAATTGGGTTGAGAATGTATGGAAAATAGGCGGCGGAACAATCCATAGCTGGAGAACTGTATGGAATACGGACGAAAAGACAATAAAAGATAATATTATTAACTCTCTGTCTTCGGGACATGAGATTCTTTCCAACCAATATAAAGCCAATGATGAAAGACCTTTGATTATATGTGGAGGAGGGCCGAGTTTAAAAGATAACCTTCACTATATAAAAGCCATGCAAGAAGGTGGTGCTATAGTATGGGCTTTAAATAACAGTTTTAGATATCTTTGTGAGCACGACATATCTCCCCATGCACAAATTATTCTCGATGCCCGGCAAGAAAATATTGAATTCGTGCCTGAAAAAACGGATGCCCTTCTCCTTTATTCGGCTCAATGCCATCCATCATTGTTTAATAAGCAAGCCGGTAAAATCATTATATGGTGTCCTTCTATTGCTGGAATATTGGATATTTTAGCAGAGAAAAAGATGCAAGCCGCTTTAATAAGCGGCGGTTCCACCGTTGGACTAAAGGCTTTGGGATTAGCCCATTTGTTCGGGTTTTCAGATATTCACTTATTTGGATATGATAGTAGTTACCGGAACGGCAATAATCATGCTTATGCTCAGCCCCTTAATGATAATGAGCAAATTACGGAAATAACGGTTAATGATAGAAAATTTACTTGTGCGCCATGGATGGCAACGCAAACGGAAGAATTCCGTCATGCGGCATGTAATTTTGTAAAGATGGGAATGCAGATTACGATTTATGGAGATGGTCTTTTGCCCTATGTTGCCAGCCTTATGTAATACTTGCCTTTTACTTTAAAAAAGGTATAAATACTTAACCCAAGGGACTTAATATGGATAATCTTGCTATCGCCAAACTTCCCCCGAATACTAAAAACGGGACCATGGCTTCTTTTGGCGATGATACCGGCATTTATGCGACATTTGACGATGATTTTGTAAAAAACGAATATAAATCAGAAATGGAGGGCCGGGTCGTTCTTGAGCATTTTATCTGTATAGAACTTCAGTTTCCGGGCGACAACACCAAAACCAATAAATTCCGATTCACGGCGGATGAAGGAAATCGCGGCAACCAATGGACGCATCGATTCCCGCGTCAATGGGAGGCTTATAAAAGTTCTAAAGAACAAACTCCCGATGGTACTCCTATTGAGATGTGGCCTCCGCTTGATAAAAAGCGCGTATTTGAACTAAAGGCCTCCAAGATTTTTACTGTTGAGCAAATCGCCGCCCTTACGGATCAAACAGGGCCGGTGGCGCTCGGCATGGAGTGGCGCAAGATGCGCGATCAGGCCGATGCCTTTCTTCATCCAAATATGGCTACAGTGCAGCTTTCTAAGCTTATGCGCGAGAATGAAGATAAAGACCGCCGTATGGCAATACTTGAACAGCAGATTGCCTCTTTGCAGGCAGGAGCAAGAATGGGAAGTCATAGTGAGGAACCAAAGAAACGCGGGCGCAGACCCAAAATTCAACCAACTGAATAGGAGACGTTATGGCTATTAAAAATCATCTTGTGGGTCTTGGAACCCCACCTGCCGTTGCGGATGTAATTTGTGGGGGAGTATCTACTTTAACTGCGGCCGGAACAACTCTGGGAACAGGAACACTTATACCCGGAGGCACAGCTTATGTTTCGATAGTTTCCGCAAGTGGCAAGGGAGTGGTTCTTCCGAATTGCGATCCGGGCAGTGAAGTTGTTGTTTTCAATGGGGCATCCAACGCTATGTTTGTTTATCCCTTTGAGTCCACGACTTCGATTGGTGCCGGAGGTGCCGGGGCTGGCTTTAATATGACAACGAAGAAAACTGCTTCGTTTAAAAAGCTCACCTCAACGCAGTGGTCGGCCAATCTGACAGCCTAATCCATGGGAAATGGTCTGGCCTTTTCCTCTGGAAAGTTGACACTTCTTCAGATTATTCAGAATGTCTATAATGAGCTGGGGTTGGGCCAAAATCCTCCCACCCAGATTATTTCCAATACTGACGCCCAGATCGTGCAACTTCTTGCTCTGGCAAACCGGGAAGGTAAAAACTTCTATAATCAGGGGTTTGGTACGAATGGTGGTTGGGTTGCGTTGCGACGCCAGAATCTTTTTACGATTAATTCTGTCTCAGGCTTAACAGGTAATTTTACGTTAGGTTCTCCTATTGTCACCAATATAAAAACCAATACGACGGGCATTACAACCTCGATGTTGCCTTATGCCACTACTTACATTCCGGTTGATACAACAATCGTAAGTGTGGATAGCTCAAGCCAGATTACCATGAGTGTGAATGCACTTGCGACAGCCACAAATGCAAGTTTCTTCTGTGGTCAAGCTGTTTATCCTCTTCCGTCTGATTTTGCCTATTTCATGTCTCAGACATGGTGGGATAGAGCCTTTAAATGGCAACTTCTCGGTCCTCTGGATGCGCAGGAATGGCAGGTTCTTAAATCAGGCATTAGTCCTACCGGTCCCCGCAGAAGGTTTAGAATTTATAATAACCAGTTTGTAATTGATCCTGTCCCCGGCTTCAGTTCCAGCGATAATGGCTCTTCAGAGGTCTATGAGTATTATTCAAATGGATGGTGCCAGTCTACGGGAGGCACAGCGGGAATTTTACAAACAAAATGGACCGCTGATACGGATAATTATTGTCTCGATGACGAATGCATAACTCTTGGCATTATATGGCGGTATAAAAGGGCCAAAGGGCTTGATTACGGCGAAGAAAAAAGAACCTATGATCTTTTGGTTGAGCGTATAATGGCGAGAGACGGGGGCAATAGAAGCCTGCCGCTTAACGCGAGTGCGAGTGGCATAAGATTATTAAACCAGCAGAATGTTCCGGACACGGGTTTTGGAAGCTAGATGAAAAATCTAATCAAAAAAGTTTTGGTTGCCGATGAATATGGTATTATTCATGAGGTAAAATCATACCTTATTAGAGGAAAAGATGCTTCAACAAACCTCAAAAAAACAGATCGTAAAGACAACTTCCGTTCCGGCCCCCGTTAAGGGATTAAACGCACGCGACGCTATCGCATCAATGCCACCTGATTTCGCATTGGTTCTCGATAATATGTTTTGTACGCCAACTTCAGTTGACAGCCGTAATGGATCAACAAATTGGGTGACAGGTATCACGGGGTGGGTTGAAACGCTTGCTCATTACCGCTCTCCAACAGCACAAGTATTGGTGGCGGCAGCTAATAACGCTATTTATGATGTCACCTCTTCGGGTGCAGTCGGAAGTGCAAAACTTTCCAGTTTTACCAATAACCGTTGGCAATGGACTAACTTCGCCACGCCCGGGGGTAATTATCTCCATATGGTCAATGGGGCCGATGCGCTTGTCCAATATGATGGAACGACTTGGTCGAAGGTTACAAGTGCCATTACAGGCGTATCTACGGCTAACTTGATACATGTGAACGCCTTTCAAAGCCGTCTATGGTATGTGGAAAAAAACAGCCTTCATGCATGGTATCTACCGCTTAATTCTATCGCGGGCGCTGCTACGCTGTTTGATCTTAGTTCCCTTATGGTCCTCGGTGGCTATCTCATGGCAATGATGACATGGACGGTTGATAATACGAACGGTATTCAGGACTATGCGGTATTTTTAAGTTCGGAAGGCGAAGTTCTCATTTATCAAGGATATGATCCGAGCTTTGCTTCCACCTTCACGCTTGTCGGAAGATTTGTTATCGGGCGTCCGGTTGGACGTAGGTGTTTTGTTAAAATGGGCAGCGATAATGTAATCATATGCGCCGATGGGATCATATCTCTTGCCAAGGAATTAACAACTGACAGAAATCTTTCACAGGCTTTCAGCTATAATATTATTAATCTCATCAATAATGACGTGGCTAGTTATATGGCTAATTTTGGCTGGCAGCCGGTCTATTATCCGCTTGGCAATAAACTTATTATCAATGTTCCCCAGACAGAAAATAGTCGTCAATATCAATACATCATGAATACCATTACGGGCGCATGGTCTACATGGAATTTTGAAAATAATGCCTTTAATGCAGCATGTTGGGATATTCTGGAGGATGTTCTTTATTTTGGGACAAATGGTGCCGTGGTCGTGGCTGATACCGGAAGTTCGGATAACAATACTGCGATTACATGGGATGTTAAGCCGTCTTTTAATTATTTCGGAGAGTTAGGACAGCAGAAATATTTTACCTATGTTCGTCCGATCATCGCTTCTACAGACATTGTAAAACTTTCTTATATTCTTGACACAGATTATAATGATACCAGACCGGCAGCCCCGGCCCTTTCTACCGGATCGGGATCACCATGGGATTCGTCCCCATGGGATATCACTCCTTGGGGCGGAACGCCTACCCTTAATAAAGATTGGCTTGCCGTAGGAGGAATAGGTTATGCGGCAGCTCTCCGGGTGTCAGGATCGACCAATGGTATGAAAGCCTCCCTCCAAAGTATTGATTACGTCTATGAGCCGGGCGGCGTTCTATGAATCTTGTTTACGGCAAAGATGAGCTTATCGGAAAATGGGTTGCTGAAAAACTTAGAATTCCAGATTTTAAATATTTTAGGCCGTATATAGCGATAGGAATTCAAGAGAATGGCCAAATAAGGGGTGGTGTTATTTATAATAACTATCGCACTTGTATTTTAGGATTACCAATCTCCATTGAAATCAGCGGAGCTTCACTTGACAAAAGATGTGCCCTAAGGCATATCATTAAGCCGTTATTTGCATATCCCTTCTCTCAACTTAAAGTGAAGAGGGTCGCTTTGAGCATCGCCAAGCCCAATAGAAGGGCAAGGGAGTTTGCCGAGCGTCTGGGCTTTAAGCTCGAAGGGATAGCTCGTAATGCTCATTACACAGGAAAAGATAGCGCAATTTACAGCATGCTCCGGCATGAATGTGAGTGGTTAGATGAGCCTTGGCGGAGCACCATCAGCACCAGCAGCACCAGATCCTACGGCTGAGGGCGCAGCCCAAACCGCCAGTAATCAAGCTACCGCGTTATTCAACTTCGGGCTCACAAACCCAAACCTGAATACGCCTCTTGGCGACATTTCCTATAACGTCGATACCTCGAATGCGGCGCAGCCGAGCGTTACAGGGAATGTTTCCTTATCTCCGGCTGAACAGCAAATACTTTCTACCAATCAAGCCAACGTCCAACAGCAAGGCACCACTGCAACGACTGCGCTTAATAATGTCACGAATATGCAGAACACGCCGTATAATCTTGCGGCTAACGTTTCTCAAACGCCAACACAACAGGATTTACAGGGCGATCTGACCAATGATGAAAACTCGATTTATCAGCAACAGACACAATACCTTGATCCTCAGTTCTCACAGGAACAGGCCCAACTTCAAAGCCAGTTAGCTAACGAAGGAATTCCCCAAGGAAGCGCAGCTTATAATACTGCCATGCAGAATTATGGGCTACAGAAACAGCAAGCCTATTCAAACGCGATGGACACGGCAGTCGGAAGTGGAGCCGCTTATCAATCACAACTTTCAAATACGGCTTTGGCAAATCAGGCGCAACAAGCGCAGATATACACCCAACAATATCAAGAGCCGCTTAGTCTCTATTCGTCGCTCATGTCTGGTACGCAGCCCACATTGCCGCAGTTTAGCGGTGCAAGCCCAAGCACAGCAGCGCCGACGAATGTAATCGGTGCATATCAAAACGCTTATCAGGATCAGCTTAATTCTTATAATGCACAAGTAGGGGCAAGCAATTCTTCGTTAACTGGCCTTTTTGGTTTAGGTACTTCCTTGCTTGGCGCTGCAGTGCCCGGTGCTGGCGGCGTAAGCGCATTTGGTAATATTTTGGCATCGGATAGACGCCTGAAAAAGAATATCCGGAATATTGGGAAACTTTCAAGCGGTATCCCTCTTTATGAATTTGAATATATCTGGGATCAGATTAAGCGAATTGGCGTCATGGCTGACGAAGTTATCAAAATTATTCCTGAAGCAGTTATACGACATGAAAGCGGTTTTGACATGGTGGATTACGGGAGGCTGGCATGAGCCTCTATAGTTTTACTGGATCGAGCGGACCCGACCCAAACGCTCAATCAAATTTAAACCAATACTACCAGCAGGGATTGGCAGCGCTTCAGCCCGGACAACAACAGGTTGCCGCGTCAAATCCCATTACATCTACCGGCACATCTCTTTTATCGAAAGCACTGGCCCAAGCTGGACAGCAGCAACCCCAACTGCCCGCGCAGTTTCCCGCAGGCATTGCACAACAGGCGATGCAGCAGGGTGCTGCACAAAATCCTAATGTAAACGGTCAGAATATGGGTGGTGTGGGGCCTACCCAACAAAACCTTGCGCTT